GGGCACGACTCTTCCCGCCTGGGTAACGTAAAGGTGTTTTCAGGGATTTCAAAGTCTGGGGCATGGTACTTTAGGTATTCACGAAAGATCATTTTCATTTCACGCTCTGTCATTCCACAATGAACAGCAGCATGGGGTAGATTCATTGTAGCATAGAAGAGACCTTCATTTGCTTCTTTTACATTTTCAGGTGTAGTCTTAACTGTCATGGTAAGTAATAATTAATACAATTCTTTTTCCCGTAGCAGGTGGGCGAGCACAGTGCTTTAAAGAACCGTCAAATATAATAATATTATCTTCTTCAGCAACAACGTCTTCGCCATCAACTATAGTATTACCACCGTTAGTGGGAGTAAGATAGATCAACATATTCTTATGGGGATAAGTATGATCTACATGAGGAGGAGAAGGTAAGTTCTTCTCAGTAGGTATAGTATAGTTGGCGTTGATTCTAAAGATAAATTCTGGGTTAATAGCATTAAAGAAACAAATCTCTTTGAACACATCCTGTACAGCATTCAAGCATTCAGAATTACTTCTGCTATACAAGTTACCATCAACACCTGGACGAATTAAAAATCCATGACTTAAGAAAGGAACATCATCATACTCACCCAAATCACATCCTGGTTCCAGAGTTTCATTGTACTGAAACCAAGCAAAGTGTTGAGAAAGAATAAATTTTTTTAGATTAAGGTAGTTCTCTGTTTTAGGGTTATTAAGATAGGTCATTTAAACTCACAACTCATCATGATCTCAGTGAGACATGCCAACAGGTTGATCTCCTGATCGGGAACAATTTGAATGTCTCTAGAGTATTTGGCAATGATCAACACTGCCTCTGGAATAGATCCTCCCTTGAGATTATCGTACATGACATCATAGAGTTTTCTCATTACAGTAACAGGATCATTGTTGATGTTATCAACAACCCACTTACGGACAATAGTAAACTCCTTCGCCTTGAGCGAACGAATAAGAGCATCTAGATTAATGTCAGCGACATCAGCAAGGATAGCAGAATTAATAGCACCACTAGCAGCAAAGCGTTGGCACTCATTAATAAGACGACGCCAGTCAGGATAGTAACGCTTGACAACCTTCGCTAATACTTTGTCTTGATACTCGACATTCTGTTCATCAAGAATCTCTTTCAGTCTAGTAAAGAACTGCCCCTGTAACTCCATTGCCTGTTCGGTATTGATCTTGAAGTCCACCACAGTACAACGACTATGGAGAGGTTCAATGATCTTGTTAGGGAAGTTACAGGTAAAGATGAATCGACAGTTGCTATGGAACTCCTCAACAGCTGCCCTGAGAGACAGTTGAACATCATTGGTGGTGTTGTCTGCCTCATCAATGATAACGACCTTGTGAGCGCCTCCAGAGGTCAGGGAGACAGTTGTAGCAAACTGCCTCACACGGTTCCTCACAGTGTCTAGAAAGCGTCCCTCATCGGATCCATTGACCACGATGTAGGAAGCACCTATCTCCTCACACAACGCCTTAGCAACAGTAGTCTTGCCAATACCAGCGGTGCCAGCAAGTAATAGGTTGGGGATTTCTCCCTGTTGGACAAACCCGTTGAAAGAGTTTTTAATATTCTCGGGAAGGATACAGTCAGAAATATTACTGGGACGGTACTGTTCAACCCAAAGAAATTTTTTCATAATCAAGGCTCAAGAGCAATATAGTATACAAGGTCAAGTGTGACGTGACGCCACTCGGTAATCAATTTACTAGAGATCTTTACATTGTAGTCACCAGGAAATAGTTTAAGGTTCTCGACTTTCAGAAACAGTTCGTAAGATCCCGTAGATGTACCTTGAATTTCTTGAGTGTAAGCGTTAGCAGTATCATTCTCTTTGTCACAAAGATTGAGAGTAACTACACCATTTTCAGTAGAAACAAAAGATAGGTCAGGCAAGTTGTAAACACCAGATGCTTTCTGGAGTTGAATAAGATCTTCAGATGACAGGAAGAACTCCAGGTCAGCACCAGGGAACTTGACATCACGATCAGGAGCAGACTTCAGGGTAATCTCAGGATCGGAGAAGTAATACTTAGCAGAGCGACGATGACCAGTGATGGTAACATACTCATCGTTTTCAAAGTTAAGACCAGGATCTTGAAACAAACTCAGACCCATAAGGAACTGACCTAGATCATAGATACCACATGTCTTAGGAAACATTTCAGGGGAGGTGTACTGAGCAATCATGTTCTCACCAACACTGATTGTCTTCAACACATTACCCTCACGAATCATAATAGATCCATTGATTGTCGAGAAGTTCTTCAGGACAGATGTAGTTTGGGGCGTAAGTGAAAGTTGACTCATCGATTAGGGTACTCCTCAGTAATTTGAGATTTATCAGAAAAATGTAATAGTAGTAAAGCATAGTGAAGGATCTTGATAATGTCCCTTCGAGCTGTTCCTTTCCTATCATAGCGTGAAGCATACTTCAGGATGTTGCTACGGCAGAATGCCTCAGCATCTCCACATGCTTCAATTAGATCTAACGTTTGGATGCTGTCGTTTCCAGCAGAATAGTGTTGTCCATAAGTTCCAGCAATGTAATCACTTAGCTCTTTTAACAGAGCGTCTTCATTGTATTTTTTCATTTATTATGGGGCGAAGATGTACTCCAGTTCATCATGATAGCATTCAATCACGTTGCCGTCAACTGTCCGAAGATAAAGTTTGAATCCTTCTCCATCAAGAATTTTAACTGTTTGCCCATCTTTAAGACGGGCGATGTTACCACGGTAACCGTGAAACTCATTAATCATTTAATACCTCCACTGTATCATCATTTACTTTATCATCAATTTTTTCATACAGAGACAAGAAAGATTCTTTAGTCTCGTCATCAAAACGATTGACACAAGACTCAATTGCCTTCATTCGTTTGCCAAAAATTTTATAAGCAGTAGTGATGTGAACAAGGCGGCGGGTACTAATGATCTCATCGATACCACCATCATTAAAAGTCTTACGAATGATGTCTGCCCAATCAACTAGACGGGAGACAAACTCAGTATCATCACAAACCTTACAAAGAATTTTAGATTCGATAGCAGGAGTGGGATACTCTTGCTCAAAAGTGAGAGCAAACCGTTCGAGGAATGCCTCGTTCAAAACATTAGTACCAATGAAGCGACCGTCGTCAGATCCTTTACCCTTAGTATTGGCAGTAGCAACTACTGTAAATCCAGGAGCAGGATTAACATAGCAACCAGTTTTTTTCAGAAACACCCCCTTACCCTCAAGAATGGATTGTAAGCAGAGGATTTTGTTGCTAGCCAGGTCAACCTCATCGAGGAGCAAGACTGCCCCACGTTCGAGTGCTTCAATGACAGGTCCGTTATGCCAAACTGTTGACCCATCCACAAGGCGAAAACCACCAATAAGATCGTCCTCATCAGTTTCAATAGTAATGTTTACACGAATCAGTTCACGTCCAAGAGTAGCACATGCTTGCTCCACAGAGAACGTTTTGCCATTACCAGACATACCAGTAATGAATAGCGGATAAAAAATACCAGAACCTAAGATTTTTTTAAGATCAGTAAAGTTACCAAAAGGAACAAAAGAATTATCTTTCTGTGGGACAAGATCAGTAGGAACAACCATGTCTTCCAATTGGTCCCGTACCTCATCGATAGTCAGGTTCCACTTACCACGTCCAGACTTGTAAGGTTCCATACGATTACAAATCGTGGCATATGAATACCCCATGAACTCAGCGCCTGCCTTAATGGCAGTAGTACCAACCTCAGTACCATAGTTGTTCTCGATGTAAGAGAACAGTTGGATCATATCGACTTGAGCAGGACGAGGCATTTGCTTTGTTTGTTGATGAACTTAGTATAAGGGCAGAGTGGGGCAGAATCACTCTGCCCTGTGACAGTTTAAGAAATGACTGTAGCGAAGGAGGAGAGGATCTTTTTGTTGGTGGTCTTTGCCTTGAGCATGGAACGGAAAGACTTACTAATTTCAGTTTTCTTAGCACCTTGCTCAACGTCAAACTCAACATCAGAAGACAACGTAGTTTGACCCAAAACATATAGAGAATCATAACCCAGACCACTCAGTTCCCAGGATTTTACTTTTCTCCACTGTTTCATGATGGCATCGTGATCATGCTTCCATCCATAGATAGATTTATATAGAGTACTGAAGTCATTGCCGCTACCAATACGGAAACCAATAAAATTAACTTGAGGGAAATTATCTTTCAAGTTTTCTAAAAGAATAGAACTAATACTATTTTCATGTTCCCAATTGAAATGACGATAGGTTATACCTAATTTACGATCACGAAGACAGCAGTTAGATTGAACACTACGATTTCCTATATGAGAATCTGGCACAGATATATCAACATCGTAACTAATGTTGTTTGCTTCGCCGTCCGTAAGAATACAAACGTTTACTTTCTGTACACCAGTTTTCTTTTGGAAATTGGGAATAATAGTTTTGAGAGAAATCAAACTTTCATTAAGAGGTGTTCCTGACAAGTCCAGACCTAAAGGGTTGTGATAGTAAGTAGTGTTGTTACTATAATAATAAGCAAGACGGTACAAATATTTAAGACTGTCATCAAAACTATTACTGTTACTACAAGAAGTTGCTAAGTTCAGCAAATGAAATCTCTTATGTACAGATAGATTATTATGACGACGTTCGTATGAATATTCTTCGGGTCTAACTTCATCTTCTTCACAGAGGAGGATATTATTATTCCACTCATATGTGAAAGAATAAACTTCAAAAGGAATCTGAACCTTACGACAGAACCAACAAAGATTTATGAGTTGTTTAACAGTATCCATGAGCACCGTGCCCATCGAACCAGACCAATCAAGAATAAAAATCATACCATGATTCTTACCATCAGGAAGAACCGTTACTTTTTTGAAGAGATCTTCATTGTACTTATAAGTGTGTAGCTTAGAAGTATCAAGCACACCAGTCTTAGATTGACTAGCACGAGCATAGGCGTCAGCAGACTTACGACATTCAAATTCTTTTACTAGGTAGTTTACTTCTTTTTGTGATGATTTTTTAAACTCGGCAAAACTGCTATCCACTTGTTCAAAAATATTACCCCAGTGTTGTCTACGATTCTCATTAAGATCTTCCCAGTATTTGCCAAGATAGTTTTGAAGTTTGTCATAGTTTACAATAACTTGATCTAGATTAACTTCAGGAACTTCGACATACACAGGTTCCGTACCATAGCTCCGTTGATTTGTTAGTTCTTCTGCTGCTTCATCAAAAGATTTTTGAGTTTGTGATTCATACTTATCACCCCCCTGCTTACCTTGTATAAGAGATTCGCTAACGGTTTCATCTGTACCATCGTTACCACAGTCATCATCGGTATCACAAGGTTTCTCAGAATTTTCATTTTCGGATTGGGTTTCATCAGAATCAGACTCTTCTCCATCCTGTGAAGATTGTGGGATACTAATAGATTCGGCATCGTTGTTTGGTTCATTAAGATATTCTTTTAGTTCCCGACATAGATCAATAACCTCTTTGAATGTCTCTACTCTAGAGACCTTATCAACAAAAATCTGCTCCTCCTCAACAAAAGGAATACGAGCATAAGCACCAATTTTAAAGTGAAGATTAATACGATCAATAAGATTGAACTGTGAAAGATCTTGATCTACAATATCAAAGAAGTCGTCTTCATTAAGTTCTTGATACCCGTTATAGAAATCTTTATTGAGACCAGCGTACTTACGCTTCATTAATTTCTCAATACGAGCATCTTCCACAACATTAATAAAGTCTTTAGGAATATCAGCATCCCAAAGGTCTAGAGGTGTGAACAAAGCATGACCAACCTCATGCCCTACCAGCAGATCATAGACTACGTTGGATGCTTTGTCCCACATAGGCAGAGTCAACACACGACTAAGAACATCAAAAGAAGCAGTGGCAACTTTACGGTGCTCAACCACGAGATTTTCAGTGGCGAGCAGTCGTGCTAGGTTTCCCCGAATCTCTTGGTTGATCATAGTGCCTCTCGGTTGATGTACATACTATAAAACCCCTTGAGGTAACCAAGGGGTCTTAGTGGACAGTTTGTCAATCGGTCTCTGCTAGGGAAAGGTTTACAACACTGAAGTTCTTAACCTTTTCAAATTTAAGAGTTCTATCAAATTTACCTTCTAGACTCTCTTTGTGACTGATAACAAATACATTTGTATTATCATCAAAGTTACGTAGGATCCAACCAAGTTCACTGCTACCATTTTGATCCAGTGAACCATCAAATATCTCATCTAAGATAAGGAGGTTAGTATCCACGCTATTCTTAAGTTTAGCAATGCTACGCCAAGTAAGCAACAGAGCAAGATCAATACGAGATTTTTCTCCCTCACTGAAAGATTCGTAAGTAAAGATATCCCTGTATCTAGATTTAATAGTCTCTTCAAAGTTTTCATCGAGAGTAAAGTTAACATAGAAATCCATCTTCCTGAGATAGTCTCCGATGAGTTTATTCATCGCTGGAAGATAACGTCTAATAATTCTACTCTTAATTCCATTGTCTTTCAACAATTGTCCAGCAACACTTAATGTATCTTTATCTTTCTTAGATGTAATAAAACTATCTTTGATTGATTTTTTGTCATCAACATAAGCAGTAAGTTTTTCAAATTCTGCTTTCTTGCTACTGGTGGGAGCATTAAGATCTTCAATCTCCATCTCCCGAGTACCAATCTGTTGATCTATAGATGATACTTCATAGTTCAATTGATTGACAATAGAATTGATCTCAACAATTTGTTCAGATAACTCCATGAACTTTGATTCCCGAGTTTCTTCTTGCTCAATAGACTTCTCAAGATCACCAAAGCCTCTCTCCAAGGTCAGTAATTCTTTGTCACCCTCGTCAACCTTTTGATCTCGGAAGTCTTGTCCAATCTCCTGTGTACATGTAGGACACACATGATTGTTAATAAAAAACTCAGTCTCTTTCTTACAGGTGTTGATCTTTTGTTGAATCTTCACACGGAAAGTATTGAGTTGCTTGAGTTTCTTTTTATTATCAGCAAGAGTTTTTAACTCAATATTATAGTTAGTAAGAAGTACAGTTTGATCAGCAACGTTTTGTAACGTCGATGATTTATCCATCTTCAAAGTCCTGATGATTTCTTGTTTCTTTTCAATCTCAGAATTTGTTTTCTTCTCCAACTCCAGCATGTAATTTTTCTGGAGTTCGATTTTGTCAGATGATAACTTGAGTTGATATTCTAGTTCTTTAATCTCTTCATTGTTATCACGTACCTTGTCTTTCAACAAAGTGTTCATGACAGAAAAGATTTGGATGTCTAGAATATCTTCGATAATTTCTCGACGAGATGCCACTGGCATCTTCATAAAAGGAATAAAAGTAGATGAACCAAGAACTACAATCTGAGTAAAAGATTTGTAATTCATCTTCAGAATGTTTTGCTCCAGTTGTTTCTGGTAGTCAACTACTGTAGATGACTGATCAAGCATCTGATCATTCTGGTAGATCTCAAACGTATTAGGTTTGATACCCCGAACAATTTTAAATTGGTTTTTACCAATACTAAATTCAACTTCTACTTCACAATTTTTCTCATTAATGCTGTTAACCAGCATAGGTTTATTAATCTTACGAAAAGGTTTACCAAATAATGAGAAGGTCAATGCGTCAAGCACGGTGCTCTTACCAGCACCGTTAGATCCAATGATCAAGTTAGTTTTGTGTGTAGTAAGATCCACTTCAGTAAAAACATTACCTGTTGACAGGAAGTTTTTCCAGCGAATCTTTTCAAATACTATCATTCTAAGTCTTTCGGTGGGATCAAGAAATCATCTTTAGTTATTATAGCATACTTTTGGAATCTGTCCTCACAAGCTTTGATAATTACTTCATCAGCAATCTCAACAACTTGAAGAGTCGGGTGAGCTTCCTCTAATTCAAGCATCCCGTTATACCGTTCAGCATCATCAGCATCTTCAAAAATAGGAATGATCTGATCTTGAAGATCATCAAGAACAGAAAATACCCCCTCCACTTTGTTAGCTAACGTGAGGATAAACATCAGACCACTTCACAACTTTCAATATATAGGGATCTCATTAATTTCTTTAGTTCGGTTTTATCTACCGCCATGTCAGTTTCGTCAACGTATTCGTTGAGAAGCGTCATAGTATCTTTAACTTCCAAATTTACTTCGCTATCACCATCATCTTCAGCAGCAAGAGTTTCTACAATCTTGATGTCGTGTACTCCAACATCATATAAACGATCTACTAGAGACTCAAACATATAGTAGTCTGCTTTCTCTTCAACAACAATTTTAATGTACTTGTCAGCGTACTGATCAACATCAATTTTATCATAGTTATTAACTGAATCGTTATAGAAAATTTTATCAAAGATCACATACGGATTTTTGACTCTATTCAGTTTGTTAGATGCTGGTTCGTAGAGATGGAACCCACGCTCATCATTGTAATCATTCCAGTACATCTGGTATGGGTTACCTAGGTAAGTGATATTACCTTTCTTAGATTTGTGGTGGTAGTGACCAGAGAACACTTGCTTGAATCGCTTGTAGATCTTTGGGTCCATACCGTGCTCCATCTTAAGACCAGGAGTTACCTCAAACCCATCGAGTTCAAGGTGTCCCATGACGATTTCGGCATTCGTGCTCTCAAGGTGCGATAACGTTTCTTCTTGGTTTTCTTTATTAATCCAGGGGACGAAACAAATTGGAGTATCTTCAATGTAAGTAGTACACACTCCATCGTATACCTGTATATTCTCATAGTCTTTTAATAGCAAAGCAGGGGAATTAATCTCATTAGTATTCTTGTAGTATACACAATGATTACCAAGAATCATATGAACAGTGATGTCCATACTAGCCAAGCGATCAAAATAAGAGCGACGGATCCGACTCCAAACATTAAAATCAATGCTTTTCCTGTTGTCAAACGTATCGCCAAGATCAATGATTGTTTTAATTCCTTTTCTTTCAATCGTTGGGAAAAAGATTTCTTCATAGAATTTCTCAAAGTAATTCCAAAATGCTAATGATCCTTTACGTCCGTCTAGATGTTGATCAGTAATTAAAGCAACAGTCACAGTTTGACACCCATAGAGGCTCCAGTGACATATGTATGATCATCAAGCGTACCGTCTTGTAGACACTTCAGATGCCATCTAGTCATCTTAGCAACCCCTTCTTCAGTAGCACCAGTAAGAAAGTTAGCGCCAAGGGGTTCTTTCAATACACTGGTGTACAGACCGAACATAGTTTTCTTAACATAGAAAACATCATCAGTCCAAACTACGTCCTCAGGAATATTTTTTTCGATAGTAAAATTAGATCCTAGACTAGTCGCTAGCGTTGTCTTGTTCTTTTCCATTTTTATAAAATCCAAAGGGTCCTACTTTTTCTTTAGCTCTTTCTTTCATGACAGCACTACCGAGTGCTTCCATAACTTTAAGAACATCTTCTGCTTTAGTGGGACCATCTCCCATATGTTCTACTACAAAATTGTACTTGTCAAAAAATTCACCAGATACACATTTGTAATCTTCAACTGTAATCGCTTTAT